CCGTTAGCAGTTGGTCAAAACTTCACCATCACAGATCTTTTTGTTACAACCAATCAGACTATTGTCGTTAAAGCATCTGGAAAAGATGTTAGTTTCACACCTCTCTCTGGTTCTACCTCTGCTGGTGGTGGAGGAGGTGGAGGAGGAGCCAGTGGTCTCTGGCAATCTACTGATGTTGGTATCAATACAGTTTCTAATGTTGGTATTGCTACTACCAACCCACAGACCACACTTCAGATTGGGGATGTTCATGGAGTATCTGTTGACAAAGGATCTTGGACTGCTGTTGTAGGTGTTGCAGAAAACATTGATACTTTCAATATTAATGAGTATGACTTTAAGTTTGCAGAGTATACTTTGCATTTCCAACAGAGCACAAATACACAGGCTCAAAAAGCAATGGTCATCACTCATGAATCTGGAGTTTCTATTCAAGAGTATGCGATCATGAATGACAATAATAAGATTGTTTCTATGGGAGCTACGATAGAAAGCAACGTTGTTAAACTACAAGCAACACCCGAGTCAGGAATCACTGGTTTGACAACCTATAGATTTGTAAGAAACACAATGCTTTGATATGAAATACACAATCAAGGTTACTAGACCAGAATACTGGCAAGAGATTCATGACCTTCTTTGTTTAAAGGGATCTTCTTGTTTACATATTCCAGGTAGAGCAGTTGCTTGTACTGACGAGAAACTTCATAGTCCAACCAGAGGAACATTTGAACTGGAAGAACATGAAGCAGAAGAACTAAAACTGCATGATAAAATTGAGTGGGTAGAGTTATGCCCGACATGTAACCCAGATGCGTACCCAAAACCAGAACCAGCAACGGCTAGATTTGGATCTGATGTAAAGATATACAGAGACTTGAATATCTATGGACCACCAGGTATCGCAACTGCGGGTGAGTTGAATAGAACCACTTGGGCACTTCCCAGAACTGGTATTGAAACGAATGGTGATTTCTGGTCAAACGTGACTGGCAACCCACCAGTAAAGTTTGGTGATGTAACATACACTTTGACTGGTGCGAACGTTGACATCGTTATTCATGACTCTGGTGTTCTCCAATATCATCCAGAGTTTTTGAAAGACGATGGCACATCTAGAGTCAGTGATATTGTTTTAGACGGTCCATATTATATTGACCCAACGTATTTTGATACCAATGGATACACCTATACAAAACCAGATGGTAGAACAGGTATCACAACAGCATCCGCAGAGGCATGGTGGGAGAACGGTGCTAATAGATCTGCCCAGTTTGCATCTGCTGGAACGGTTTCTATTCCTGCTAGTTACACTGCTGCTAGGTCAGTGGGGGATAGATTAGATGGTGTTAATAGTTTAATCAGTAGTCATGGAACTGCCTGTGCTTCTCTTGCTGCTGGTAAGACTTATGGACTAGCATTTGAAGCAAACATCTGGAATCTTCCTGGCATTGCTGACAATGTTGGTATGGGTATTGAAGCTAACTATGATTTATTGAAGATTTTTCATGCCAATAAACCAGTAAACTCTGAGACTAATGTTAAAAATCCAACCGTTTGTAATGGTAGTTGGGGATACCAAGCAGCATTCTATGCTGGTAGTATTGTAAGTTATAAGTTCAGGGGATCAACAGGAACCTTTAATGGAAATGCTGCAACCACAGATCAAGTTACAGCAATGAAGAATGGTTTGTTGAATCAGGTTTCGTTTGCTTATAGATCTTGGTCTACTTCTTCTCGTTCTAACTCTACTGATACTGCTGGCAGTGAAGCCATAGATGCTGGTGTTATCTATGTCGCAGCTGCAGGTAACAATAATCAAAGACTTGGTATTGGTGCTACCGATCCAGATCGTTTGAACTATATGTCTGATGCTTACTTTGGAACCACAGATCCCAGGGCAGAGTTTCCTGCGGGAACTGTTCCATGTAATCACAGAGACTGGATGAATCCACAGGGCATTGGTTTTGATAGTGGATCTGACTTCCATCCAGTCATTTGTGTTGGTGCGATGGATGAATTCATTCTGACTGATTATAAGGAGAGAAAGGCATACTATTCTAATAATGGTCCTGGTATTGATCTTTGGGCTCCAGCAGACGAGACCATTGGTGCTACTGCAAACGGACTCAATCAGAACTATCAGAGGCAGGATGATACTAGGTTTTATGATAGATCTTTCAATGGAACGAGTGCTGCTGCTCCAGTTGCGGCAGGTTTGATTGCTCTTTATATGGAATCATTCCCAACATCTACATCTAGAGATGTAAAAAACTGGTTAAACAGTCAAGGAACTCAAGAGGTTGGCACCGATCTTTATCAAGATCAATATTCAGATGATACAACGACAACTTATTGGACAGGACAATTTAATATGAGAGGTGCTAGCACCAGAATTTCGTACAATCCGTATACGGTTACACCACCAGCACCAACTCCTCCAGTAGAAGATGATGATGTGCTACTTGCAGTTGAGGGTGTTGAGATGACTGGCATCACTATAAATACTTAATAAAGATCTGTCATGGCAGAAAAGGGATTTGGTGCAAAGAAGATTAATCTTAGTGGTGTCAGTGGAACACCAAAGATTAGTAGTGTCAACAACTTAAATATTAATGCCGTTCAGGTATCAATCAGTACTGATCTTTCTATTGGTGGAAGTGTTCAGTCTAACTTGAATGTCGGGACGGGGTATTCATTAGCTGTTGATGTTGGATCTAATCCAGCTGGACCACTTCAAGTTGGAACTTATCTGACCGTTTTCAAAGATGGGAATACATCTGTCTCTGGAATCATTAGTGCTGGTCAGTTTGTTGGAGACGGTTCTGGACTGACTGGTGTTACTGCTTCTGGTACTGGTATTGAAATCAAAGATGATGGATCTGTAGTTGGTGTTGCTGGAACAATCAACTTTGCTGATAATTTATCTGTGAGTGCCTTGTCAGGTGCTGCCGTTACAATCACTGGTGCTGGTGTAAGTATTTCTGTTCTTTATGATTCTTACACAGGATCACCAACTATTACTGCAAGTGGTAGTGTAATCACAGTTGGGTCCACCAGCAACGGATATGCTACTCGTTATGTTTCAGCAGCGTCTACACCCTCTGGTGCTGACGGTGCTCAGGGTGACATCTGGTACTACATTGGGACTACCTGATCATGCCTACTACATCGTACATTAAGAATGGTGCTTCAACGTGGACTGCCATCAATCAGATGTACATCAGAACTGGTGATGGATGGAGATCTATAAAAGAGGGATGGATCAGAACTGACACCGAATGGGTGAAATTTCATGATCTTAGAAGTTCTGGTGATGCTGTAGTTGGTGAGACTGCTGCTGGTGAAGAAGTATGGGAGTTTGAATCATCATCTACCTTTGTCCTTACTGAAGAGGAGGAGGTAAGACTGCTTGCCATTGGTGGTGGTGGAAGTCCAGGGGGTAATTACTCTGGTGGTGGAGGAGGTGGTGGAGGAATCACCTATGAAGCATCTACAATGCTTCCTCCAGGGGAATATACTGTGACCGTAGGGTCTGGTGGCAATGGCAACTCGGTGAATGGTGGGACAACAACCATTGCTCATATTGATGGAAGCACAATTTACAGTGCTCCAGGTGGTCAGGGTGGTCAGTATGGTTCTAACTCTGGAAACGGTGGTAGAGCTGGTGCTACAGTAGAGAATGGATCTACAGTAAGCACTGGACCTGGTGGTGGTAGTTTCTGCTGGAACGTCCATGCTGGATCTGCTGGAGGTGGTGGAGGAGGTGCCGCTGGTGGTGGTAGCAATGGATCTAGCTGCGGTGGTTGCGGTGGTGGTCGTGGTGGCAACGGTGGTGCTGGTCGTCAGTATGATGTAGAAGCAGATGGTGCTAAGTTCTACTCTGGTGGTGGAGGAGGCGGAGGTGGTCGTTCTCCCAACTGTGGTGGACCTGGTGGTTCTGGAGGAACTGGTGGCAGTGGTGTAGGTAATAATGGTAACGATGGTGTTGTCAGAGGTGAGAACCGTGGTGGAGGTGGTGCTGGATCTGGTGAGAACAACACGGGTCAATCATCCAGAGGTGGTAAAGGCATAGCAGTTCTGAGATTCTTGTGATAAGATAATCTAAATAAATCACAAGACACAGTTCTTTATGTTTGAAGAAGGTTTACACGCAATCGTCAAAGGTGGTGTCGTAGAAAATACCATCATCTTAAGGGAAGGATCATCTTGGAAATGTAGAGATCCTGAGTGTCAAGTCATAAAAGTCACAGAAGATACTGGACTTCCTGTTATTGGACTTGCTTATTCTGATGGTCAGTTTGAGCAACAGAATTTTGATGAAGAACTTCCTAATCACGGTTTTTAAAAATGAAAGCAGTTGTTTACACAAAAGAAAATTGTCAGTGGTGTGATCGAGTAAAGTATCTTCTTGGTCATTTGAACTTTGAGTACGTTGAATATAAGTACGAAGAGGACTTTACTAAGGAGCAATTCTACAAAGAGTTTGGTGAGGGTGCTACTTTTCCACAGGTTTCTATCAATAATCAATATATTGGTGGTTGTAAGGATACCCTCCAGTATCTACAGGAGCAGAAACTGCTATAATGGCATAAATAATTTCATGTTATGGAGGAACATCGCACACTTTAAGCAAAGTGGTTGTTCCATGTGAGGGAACAACCGAATAGGAAGTTCCAGGAGAACAAAAATGTTAGCAGTCAGTCTTGTTTTTGGAACGTTGTTTGCGTTCTTGGCTTTTTTTCTTGGTGGTATGGTAGGGTGGACAGCAAGAGAGTACTTGTTGTATAATTCTACAGAGCAACCTACTCTACATCCAGAGATGTATGACGAGAATGGAAACGTTCTTGCTGATTCATTGATTGCATTTAGATTTACTGATTATGATGACGATTTTGAAGACGACGATTAATTATTTGGAGTTTAATCATGGCTAAATTACCCCCCAACCCGCTTGTAACTGAAGTATTTCAAAAGGTTTCAAACGCAAAGACGAAAGCAGAAAAGATTGCTATCCTGCAAGAGTACAGAAATCCTGCTCTCGTTCATCTTTTCGTTTGGAACTTTGACGAGACTATTGAATCTGCACTGCCTGACGGTGAAGTTCCTTACACCCCCAATGATAATAAAACTGGTGAAGGTGTAAGTAGACTGAACAGTCAGTACAGAATTCTCTACAACTTTGTGAAGGGGGGTAATGATGCTCTCAACACCACCCGTAGAGAGTCTATGTTTATTCAGCTTCTGGAGTCACTTCATCCTGATGAAGCTGAGTGCTTGTGTACTGTAAAGGATAAGCAACTTGGAAAACGATACAAAATCACCCACAACACAGTTAAAGAAGCCTACCCCGACATCGTTTGGGGATCTCGTGGCTGATATGAAACCATGGACTGAAGAAGAGATTCTTTGGTGCAAGAAGAAGTATGGATGTCAGTTGGTTCATCAGAATGCTAATGCGGTTCATCTTTCTGATAAATCACTTCCAAATGATTGCCTGAAGGTGACTTATGAAGTCGATGGTGTCATCCTTTACGATCTAACTAGAAGTAGTAAGAGAGTAAAAGTATTTGATATGTACTGGGATAAGTTCCGTGAGGGTCTCAAGAGTATCGACTGGGGTCCTGGCAGAGCTAACCCAAAGACATGGGGAGAAGAACCCCCGAAATCAAAATCGAAAAAATAATCCCAAATATCGGGAAAAAAAATTCCAGGAATTTTTTGGTCTGTAGGGTTCACTAGGATACAAACAGTATAAATTAATACCCTCTTGACATAAATACTTGTACGGACTATAATAGTCTTGTCGTTCATTCCATTTGCTATTTGCGAATAACGAATGGGACGCAAGTAAGCCGACTCGGAACGGATCGTTCATCCTATGTTATCATTACTGTCTGTACTATTCATGCATGTCCCACAAGACATGTATCTCAGGTGTGAGGATTATGAATGGTTAAAGGAAGGAATGGAGTCATCTACTCTTTTCACTCCTGCTGAGAAATCTGAGATTATCCTTAAATGGATTGAGCATACAGATCCTCACTGTTTTGATGACTAGGACGCAAAAGCCGACTGAAGGAACGGGTTTTAACTAACTCATTTCTTTAGGAGTAATCCAATGTCTAAAGTCGTTTATCGTGGTCATGAGTACGATACCGAACAGCACAATGCCGAGGTTCTTGCCGAAGCAAAGCGTGTTCGTGAGCAAGAAAACTTCTCTCTCATGTATCGTGGCATTAAAGTCACACGCACATTAGTAAAATGATTGTATTATCGATCATTGCTTATTCGGTTTTGTTTAGTTTATTGATTTACGGAGAGCTTCTTCTGCTCAAAAAGTAAAAACGAGGGGTTGAATACCCCTCTTTTTTTATGCTATAATGCTAGAAACCGATAAAATCATGGAAAGAGACAAACTCAAATTGATCGTAAGGAATCTAAAACTTCTGGTTGATGCTTTAGAGTCGGAAGTGTTTTCTGATGTTGAAGCATATCAATATGATGAAATTTCTCAGCACATTTCAGACTACGACGAGGTATTTGACGATGACGATGGATATCCAGACTGATTGGAGATATTCCGACGAAAAGATGAAACTCAGAGAAGAGTGTATCAAAATTTTACTCATTAAGTTTGGATCTGAGTTAAATGAGAGTGGTGTATCTAAATACACAAATCAGTCAATATATGAGTGTGCTCATGACTGGGTTTCTCAAGGAAACATGATTTCACATGGTATAATTAAGTACTACGAGGTGTACTATGCGTCTCAAGGACACAATTCGATTAGCCAAGAAAGCACTTAAGCAACCTTGGTTATATTCAGATGAAGAGCTGACTTATATGCGTAAAGCAAAAAAGTCAGCAAAGCAGCAATTGAAACAAAAGCACATGAGGCAGAATGACAGTAAAACTGATTCAAGCAACCCCGAATCCTGAAGAAAACATGGCATATATTGCTCGTGTGAGCAATCCTGCCAACCAAGAGAATCCCAACTATGCCAAACTGTTGGGTTACTGCATCAAGCACAATCACTGGTCTGTGTTTGAGCAGAGTTTCATGACTCTGGAGATTGAGACCAATCGTGGTATCGCAGCTCAAATACTGCGCCACCGTTCTTTCACATATCAAGAGTTCTCTCAACGTTATGCTGATTCTTCCTTACTCTCGGAGAAGATCCCTCTCCCTGAACTTCGTCGGCAAGACACCAAGAATCGTCAGAACTCTATTGATGATATTTCTGAAGAAACTCGGCAAAAGTATGAAGCATTGATGGAGAATCACTTCAGGGATGCAATGGCACTGTATCAAACAATGCTTGATGAAGGAATCGCAAAGGAATGTGCTCGTTTTGTGCTTCCTCTGGCAACTCCGACCAAAATCTACATGAGTGGTTCATGTCGTTCATGGATTCATTACATCAATCTGCGTTCTGCTAATGGAACTCAGAAAGAACACATGGATATTGCACTTGAGTGCAAAGAGATCTTTAAAGAAGTCTTCCCATCTGTTGCGGAAGCTCTGGAGTGGGTCTAAATAACTTTTTATGAGTAGATAATGGCAACTTATCCCGTAAAAAACACCGAAACTGGTGAAACTAAAGAAGTAATCATGAGTGTTCATGATTGGGATCAGTGGAAGATTGATAATCCCCAATGGATTAGAGATTTCTCTGACCCTAGCACCTGTCCTGGTGTTGGAGAAGTAGGAGAGTGGAAAGACAAACTTGTTGCCCGCAATCCTGGTTGGAATGATGTACTTGCTAAGGCACAGAAAGCAGGTGGAAACCGTCAACGTCTAAAAATCTAAGGAACTTATGCCAAGAAAGAGAAAGTCTACTGATGCTTCACCCGTTGGTGCTGGTTATACAGCAAAGCAAATGAAACGAAAGAAGCCTATCAACCAAGATTTACTGGTTGATATTGAACCTTTAACTGAAAACCAAAGAAAGTTTTTTGCTGCATACGAAAAAGGTCAAAACTCTTTCCTATATGGATGTGCTGGAACGGGTAAAACCTTTATTGCGTTATACAATGCTCTGAAAGACGTTCTCAACGAGTACACTCCTTATAACAAGATTTACATCATTCGTTCTCTGGTTGCTACCAGAGAGATTGGTTTTCTCCCTGGTGACCACGAAGATAAATCGGCACTTTACCAGATTCCTTATAAGAATATGGTGAAGTACATGTTTGAGATGCCTACTGATGCTGATTTTGAGATGCTGTATGGCAATCTTAAAGCACAGGAAACTATTAGCTTCTGGTCTACGTCATTTGTTCGTGGAACTACCTTTGATGATGCTATTCTCATCGTTGATGAATGTCAGAACTTGAACTTTCACGAATTAGATAGTATAATTACACGAGTGGGTGATAACTCTAAAATTATGTTCTGTGGTGATGCCACCCAAACCGACCTCACCAAGTCCTATGAAAGAAATGGAATCCTTGATTTCATGAAAATCATTGAACAAATGGAATCATTTAATATTGTCGAATTCGACACTGATGACATTGTTCGTTCTGGTCTGGTCAAAGAATATCTTGTTAAGAAACTGGCACTAGGATTTTAATGTTTAATTTTGTTGATGTTGGTCTTCCTCAACTTGAGAGGGAGACCATTGATGGGGTTCGTTACTACAAACTCCCTACAGAAGAAGAACTTCGACGACTGGTGTCCATTACTTCGGTCACCAGTTTTTATAACAGGCAGATTTTCCTTGACTGGAGGAAAAAGGTCGGAGAAGATACTGCTAATAAGATTACTAAAGCGGCAACCAGTCGTGGGACTGATATGCACTCTCTTGCTGAGAGTTATCTAAAGAACGAAGATCTCCCTTCCGTTCAACCATTGTCAGAGTATTTGTTTAAGCAAGCAAAACCATATCTTAATAAGATTGATAATATCCATGCCCTAGAGGATAGTCTTTATAGTCTCCACTTGGGAATTGCTGGAACCGTAGACTGTATCGCAGAATACGATGGTGAGTTAGCAGTAATTGACTTTAAGACTGCTAAGAAACCAAAACCAAAAGAATGGATCGAAAACTATTTTGTTCAGGCAGCAGCATATGCCTGCATGTTCTACGAATTGACAGATATTCTTGTCAAGAAGTTTGTTATTTTAATGTCATGTGAAAATGGTGAAGTTGTAGAGTAT